TGTTATTTTTTTAACAGCTACTTTAAAAGCAGATAAAATAAAAAAAGAGAAAACAGCAATGCCTACTGCTAAAAAAATTAAGGCTACAGCTATTAAAAAAGCTAAACCTGCTTCAAAATCTACTAAAAGAGCTGTTAAAAAAATAACAACTCTTAGTAAAAAGAAAACTGCTGCTACAGCTAAAGGTAACACTAGAAAAGCTAAAAGAGTTGCTAATAGATCAGCAAGAGTTATTAAAAGAGCTGTAAACAAGACAGCTAGAAAAGCTAAGAGAACCGTTAGAAAAACAGCTAGAAAAACTAAAAGAGCTAACAAAAAATAGTATATTATGGCAAAAGCAAAGGCAAAGAAGAAAGGACCTAGCTGCTGGAAAGGATACAAAGCTGTAGGTAAAAAGAAATCACCTAGTGGTAAAAGAACTAGTAGTGGTAGAAAGAAGATGGTAAATAATTGTAAGAAAAGATAATATGATATATTGGTTTACAGGGCAACCTGCACATGGAAAGACAGTTTTAGCAAACATGTTAAAAGAAGAACTTCCAAATGCATTTAGAATAGATGGAGACGAGATGAGAGAACTATTTACTAACAAAGATTATTCTATTAATGGTAGAGTGGTTAATGTTGGTACAGCACAAAAGATAGCTCACTATCTCAATAACCAAGGACATGATGTTATTGTTTCGTTAGTAGCACCATATGTTGATCAGAGAGAAGACTTTAAAAAGTTGATGGGTGATCAAATGGTTGAGTTTTATGTACATACATCTGAAGTTAGAGAAAGGGATCATTTTAAAGCTATTGCTTATACAGCTCCTACAACTGAACACTTTGATGTAGATACTACAAATGACACACCTACAGAATCTTTTAATAAAATCAAAAAGTATATAGATGGGATATAAAGCCAAAGCAGAAAAAGAAAGTTCAAGCACTGAAGTTAAATATTCAATGTTTATAGGTAGGTGGCAACCTTTACATAAAGGTCATTTATGGTTAATTAATCAACGCCTTAAAGAAGGTAAGAAAGTTTGGTTAGCAATTAGAGATGTTGAACCAGATGAAAAGAACCCATGGACAGCAGAAGAGATTCTAGATATGATTCATGAGGGTGAGTTAAAAGACTTAATATTAGATGGTAGGGTTATGGCTTCAATCATTCCAGATATTGAATCTATTAACTATGGAAGAGGAGTAGGGTACGATGTTATAGAGCATCAACCACCTAAAGAAATTGGAGATATATCTGCAACGTCTATTAGGGAACAAATGAAAAAAGATGGTAAGTTATAAAAGACACTTATTTAAAACTATCTCTTGGAGAGCTGTAGGAACATTGGATACAATAATTCTATCAGGTGTGATTACAGGTTCTTGGGGAACAGGTTTGGTTATAGGTGGTGTAGAAGTATTTACTAAGATGATACTTTATTACTTACATGAAAGAGTTTGGTATAAATATATAAGACTAGGACTATGGCCAAAAGAAAAGCAAAAAAAGCAATAAGAAAAACTGTAGGGAAAGGTGGTAATTACCGTAAGACATCTAAAGGTGCAGGTATGACCAAGAAAGGTGTTAGAGCTTATAGAAAAGCTAACCCTGGAAGTAAATTAAAGACTGCTGTCACTGGTAAAGTGAAGAAAGGGTCTAAGAGTGCAAAGAGACGTAAGTCATATTGTGCAAGATCATTAGGGCAACTTAAAAAATCTAGTGCAAAAACAAGAAATAATCCTAAATCTAGAATAAGAAAAGCTAGAAGAAGGTGGAAATGCTAAAACCAAAAAGTTATGAAGATAGAAATTAAGGAAAGTAGTAAGAAAGATCATTACCATTTAACAATCAACAATATGTATCTAGGAGAACTTGAACGTTCAGACCTTAGACATTTAATTGAAACAATAGATAATAAAATTTAAGTTATGAGTATAAAGTCAGCAGGGCCTCAACTAAATCAGACACGTGATGATTTTAATAAGAGGGTAGGGAAAAAAAGTATGTTAGGTAAAAGTAAAAAAGTAATATGGGAGTCTAGAAGAAGACATTCCAACATTTAATAATTCCCAAAACAATAAAGTTATGATGCGTAAAAAAGCAAAAGCTGGAACTAAAGTAAAAAAAGCCCAAATGGGTGCACTGTTAAAACTTGGAAAAAAAGCTGCTAGGGCTGCTAAGACTAATAAAGCTAGAAAAGTTGTAAAAAAGAATAAACTTCCTGTATCAGATAAAACTCTTAAAAGTTTTTTGAAAGAAACGCCTAAATCTAAAACAGGAACTAAAATGAAAAAAGCTCAATCTGGTTCTACTCTTAAAAAAGCACCAGCAGGTTCAAAAGGAAAGGGAATGAGATCTCTTCCTAAGGCTGTTCGTAATAAAATAGGTTTTGCTAAGAAAGGTAAAACTGTAAAGAAAGCTGGATACGGTACTAAAGCTAAGAAAGCTAAATCTGGATGTAGCACTAGAAGAAAGAAAAAATAGGTATATTTGGTGAAATGAAAACCAACCTATTTATAATTGGAGGACAAAGATGTGGTACTACATGGTTATGTAATCAACTAGATCTCTGTCCTTCAGTTAATTTATTGAAACCTGTAGCTCCTGAAACTAAATATTTCTTAAATGATGAGGTTAGTCATAAGGAATATATGAATCTTTTTGATAATAGCTCTGAAAACATACTCCTAGAGAAAGCTACAACTTACATAGAGAGGCCTGACGCTGCTTTAAAGATTAAATCACTCTATCCTGACGCAAAGATTATAATATGTCTTAGGAACCCTGTAGAGAGAGCGTTATCTAATTACTTTTTCTCACACAATAATGGTTTAGAAACTAGAACACTAGAAGAAGTGTTTCTAAAGAATACTCCTGCACCAGAAGTAGATTTATCTAAATTCTCAACTAACCCTTTTGACTATCTACAAAGAGGGCTTTACTCAGAATATATATCAGAGTATTTAAAGATCTTTCCTAAGAAACAAATAATGGTTACGTTTATGGAGGACTTTACAGAGCTTCCACGTAGATTCTATGAAATAATAACATGGATAGGAGCTCATCATTATCCAAGACTATCATCTTCAGAGAATAGTAGTTATAGAAAAAAAGTACATCCTGATATAATATCTCATCTAAAAAATTATTATATTGAAGATACCAATAACTTAATTAATGATTTTGATCTAGAACCACCTTATGCCAATCAATAAACACAGCCCTTATAACATTGTAAGAATGTTTGAAGAAGAGATGGCTCACTACACAGGAGCTAAGTATGCTATTTCTGTTGACAGTTGCACTAATGCACTGTTTTTATGTTGTAAGTACCTAGAAGTTAAGGATGTAACTATACCTAGTAAGACATACTTGTCTGTACCAATGAGCATTATACACTCAGGAGGAGATGTAATCTTTGATACTAGTCCTAAAGTTAATCACTGGAAAGGAATTTACCAGTTGAAGCCTTATCCTATTTATGACTCAGCTAAGAGACTTACTAAAGATATGTATGTTGATGGATCGTTTATGTGTCTTTCTTTTCATATTAAGAAACACCTACCTATTGGTAAGGGTGGTATGATACTAACTGATAGTCTTAAGGCAGTAGAATGGTTTAAGAAGGCCAGGTATGAGGGAAGAAGTGAGAAGTATTATAAAGAAGATAATATTGACACACTTGGTTGGAACATGTACATGACACCTCAACAAGCTGCTGAAGGATTATGTCTACTACAAAGTTATCCTGTACACAATGAAGACTTTTATGAAGTTAATGGGTATAGAGATCTGAGAGAATTTAATGTGTTTAAAAACCAAAAGACAATATGCTCCACATAGTAACAGCTTTATATAGACCAAAGTTATTAAAGAAGATATATAAAAGTTTACCTGATGAACAAGATATAACTTGGCACATTGGTGTATCTATAGAGGCTGAAGAAAGTGTCTCATATATTCCTAATGATATAAGAGTTCACCCATATATAATAAATTGTAAGGATAAAGAATCTTGGACTAAAAGGCAAGTTTGTTTAGAACGTGTAACTGATGGGTATTATTGTTTTGTAGATGATGATACAACTTTTCACGATCAACTGTATCAAGAGTATAAATTACTCAGGTCATCAGACTACAAAGGAATGGCTATTGGTGGACAAGTTAATAAGAATTGGACTAGAAGACTTAAACCTGCTATTCCTATGTTTTGTCAAATTGATATAGGTAATGTTATATGTCATCATTCTGCTAATGAGCACATAAAGTTTCCCAGTAAGCTAAAGAACACACCTTCAGCTAGAGATTATGAATATTGGAGAGATGTATATGAATTTTATAACAGTGAGGCTCTATTAATAGATAAACCTATTTCAATCTATAACAACTTACGATAAATGATCTTTTAACATCTGAGCGTAGTCTTTATTCCATTTAGGTTCTAAATGTATGTCACCTGTTGGAATCTTACCTTTTTTACGTTGGTTCTCTATATATTCAGAATGTCTTTCTATGATGTTTCTCTTACCAGGCTTATCTGTTCCTTGACCAGATTGATGATAACCTCTACCACCCCACATATAAAACCATGCAGCTTGTTCTTCAGGCATAGTAACATCTAGTCTACCTCCTAGTTTATGAATTCTATTAGTCATAGTCATGTCTCCTCCTGCATTCTCTAGGGGACTTTTTCCTATTTCTTTCCACACTTTCTTACTGTATACAATTCCTGAGTTACCCACACCTGTAATCTTGGTAATCTTAGGCTCATTATAAAACACTGCAGTATTCCAGTGTATAATGTTAGTGTCTTCTTTCCAGTGATCTGCTACGTTTTGAAGATGGTTACTAAGTGCAACATCATCATCGTCCCAAACAGCTATAAGTTCTCCTTTACAACGCTCAATAGCATAGTTCTCTTTCTCTCCTATTAATGGAAAGGTTTCATCAAGGTTATAAATAGTAACTTGTGGATGGTCAAATATAAGTTTCTGCTTAGGATAGTCATTAACTATAATAAGTTCACACTTATCTGCTGGATAGTCTTGTATAAGAAAACTATGTAGGGCCTCCACTAATGTGTTAACCCTTCCATAGGTAATCATTTTACATGATATGAATGGTAAGTCCTTCACTACCAAACGTGTATTACATCAAATGGAGAAATTAGCAATACATCCTTATCTTCAGACAAAGGAATAAGTAATGCATCTGTAAGCTTAGCTGGATTAACAAGTATAATGTCTCCAGGCTTTACCATACTAACTGAATCTCCTACATCATAAACTGTAAGTCTTGACATTTTCTTCAGCATTTCTTTTTGCAATGCTTCTTTAGTGTTTTCATCCACTATGATCTTACTTTCTTCTTTCTTAGGAACATTAACGTATATTCTGTTTCCTAATAGTTTTTCGTATCCTTTATTCATCTTAATCAAATTTAGTAATTGATTCAAATCTTTCAATGTCTCTACCCTGTAAGTAAACTTCCGTTTGGAACACTTCACTTACTTTTTTCATACCAATCACTTTATTTGTTTTGGTATTGATGTTAGGCACTTCTTTGATACGCTCATGGATGTCATCTAATAGAACAACTAAGTTCTCGTCATCCATTCTAACAGATCTAATACCTTAGTTATATTAAGACTGTCTGTAAATTCTTTGAACTCTACAGGATCTGTGTCTTGTATTGGTTCTCTTCTTGTGTAGAAAAATTGGTTTTTCATGTTATAAATTATATTTGTTAATTAAATACTCTCTTAATTTGTTGATTACTTCATACTTATAAATGTCAGATTCTACATTTGCATGCTCATCTATTGTCAAAAGTATGATATTTTCCTTATCTAACCTAAGTTCTGGATACTTATTCTTTGGAAGTATGTGATGAAAGAACGCACTTGATGCTTCTTTTCCTAGATAATCACCACTTACTTCAGACTTATGAGGTCTTTCTTTCCATATATCAGTAAAGAATAAATGATCTTCATTGGGTTTATCAACCCTAGCTGTTGGTTTTGCAGCTAGAGTTGACTTTTTCAAACCCTTAGATTGTTTAGCTAGTGGTTTCTTAGGCTTATGCCTAAAACACATGTCAGATTCTGACTTAGCTCCACATTTCTTACATAACATACTTTAGAATAATTTAGGTTCAGGTGACTTAATAGTTGCTGGTGCTACAACCTCTATAGACTTTGTACTATCATAATCAATCACAACTTCAGTTTTTTTTTCTTCCTCTTCAGGTAGTTCACCTTTTATGGCACTAATGATCTTAGCTTTTAAAGCATCATAAAAATCAACATCTTCTAAAATGTCTTGCTTAAAGTCTTCTAGGTTGTACTTTACATCGTTATATGTGTATGTCTTACCATACTTTCTACCTAGTTCATAATCATGTAGTAGTTGTAAAGTTTCACTAACTCTATCAATACCAACACCATAGATTATCTCAAACTCTGACTTCTGATAAGGAGGGCTCATCTTATTCTTGGTAGCTTTTACCTTAGTAAGGTTACCAAGAACTTCTTGACCATCTTTTATCAATGATCTAGCAACTTCTATTCTTACATCAGAGTAAAACTTTAGTGCGTGACCTCCTTGTGTAGTAGTAGGGTTACCAAACATAACACCAATCTTTTCTCTGTACTGAGAAATAACTATAACACATGTATTTGTATCATGAGCTATACTTTTAATCTTTGGGTAAGCACTACTGTTTAGTCTAGCTTTCTTACCTATTGCATGATCTCCAACTTCACCATCTAATACAGATTTAGGAATCAAAGATGAATCTGAATCTATAACTATAAGATCCACTTCACCAGTTGACATTACTTGCACTGCAATGTTGAAACCTTCCTCACCGCAAGATGGTTGAGCTATAAGCATTTTAGTTGTATCAACTCCTAAGGATTCAAAGTAATTCTTATCTACAGCATGCTCGCCATCTATAAATACAACTTTACCACCCTGGGCTTGACAACTAGCTACAGCATGTCCACATATAGTAGATTTACCTGTACCTTCCCATCCCATGAGCTCATACATTTTACCTCTTACGAATCCTCCAACTCCTAGAGTTTTGTAATCAAAACCAATACTTCCTGTAGAGAATACATCATAGTCTCCTGTGGTTTTACTGTCTAATGCAAGTAGTGTTCCTACACCATATTGCTTGTTTAATTTTTCTAACGCTTGTTCAAAAGTGTTAGGCTTTTCTTGTTTTTTTGCCATTATGTAATTATTTAATTGTTCATTCAAATATACGAAATATAGATAACATTGTTCAGTTATATAATGCAAAAAGCCTCAAGATTTCTCTCAAGGCTTTTACAACAATTAAAAACAGAACAGAAGTAATTAATTCAAATTATAACAAGAACTTCAAAGTTATAAAATAAATCTTAATACTAACGTTATTTTCTATTTTTCTTTTGGATATGCTTCTCTCATTTTTCTTCTCCAGTAAGCTGTAGTAGCTTTTTGAGTATATGAGAAAGTTAATCCTGTTAATTCAATTATTTCTCTATCACTCTTTCCCTGACTTGTCAGCTTCTCCACTAACAACTTCTTCTCCTGAGGTATTTTCTTTGCCATCTGTTAATAGTTTTTCTAGTTCAACAATACCCATTTCTAGAGCTCCTCTTTCACAATCAATTCTAGAAGCGTATGAAACAGTTACTTCAGGTGAATGATAGCTAGAATACCAAGTTTTATGATGTTTATCATATTTTATAGTTATAATAATTTCATGAGTGTCTAACAAATCAAAACATACCCTAGGACTGTCTGTCATAATAGATATAACTTGTTTTTCTGAGACACCTTTTGCCATCATATAATCTTTAAACGCCTCATCTTTATTAAAGTCTTTAAAACTTTGTGTAAGCTTATCAAAGAACCATTTATGTAACAACTCTGCTACATTAGGATTTTCTGCTAATATTTTTTCTGCTTTCATTTAATATTTTTTTAGTTAATGATTGTTCATTTTCTTTAAACTCTGACCACACTTCATATTCATCTTTCCAACTAACAGATGATCCTATCTTTTCTTGCCAGTACTCAAGCAAATCTTTAGTCTTATTAAAGATTCTATATTGTAAAGATAATTCATCTCTATGTAAACCATTCTTCTTCAACTTAACCACCTTAGGAAAAAGCTTCTGAAACTTTTCTGATGTTTTAGAATATTTACCTTCTTTTATTAGTTTAAAATCTTCATAAAAGGCTTCTTTTAATTGATATACAATAACAACAAAACCTCCTTCGTAGTCATAATCTTCTACTATTTGTTTTGTTCGTTCGTACTCACTATCTAAAAAGTCTTTAAACCTATCTAATCTTTCAGGTTTAAATAATACATAAATACAATCTTTATAATTGTTATCAGATAGTTCATCTTTCATGTATGCATTTATGAAACCATTTTTTCCCAAACTACCTCTTGGTAATTTTACAGTTGGTAGCATAAATATTGAAGTGTTTGTTTTTGTTAGATTCATTGGTTTCTACGTTCTAATTCGTCTAGAGTGTATAGTTTTAATACACCATAGTTCATTCTTATTTGTTTTTTACTCTCTTCAAAGTTTCCTTTGTTAGACTTTAAATAAGCAGTCATTATCGCTCTAGTAAATTGATAATCTGTCATATCTAAATGCATGTTCTTGTTACACCAAGCTTTACCTATGCCAAACGCACCAGGAATAGCGTCACCACTATCACCTATTACCACCTGAGAGGCTATAGCTAATCTACTTTGTTTCAAAGAGATGTGTTTGAATTCTCCTAGAGTGTCTTTATGACTTCTATAGTTATAGAAAGGCATGTCAGGACAATTATAAAATACATCCTTGTCCATAGCTGCTACAACACATTTACCTTCACTTACTACTGTAGCATCATACACATAGTCATCAGCTTCTGCTCCTACAGATGGTATGGCACCAAGTTCTTCTAACATATAGTCTGCAATGATTGGAATCAATTCATTCTTTTCTTTCCTGTTAGATTTATAACTAGGAAGTATGTCATATCTGAAGTTGTTACCACCTCCTATAAATATAAAAGTGTTCTTTATATTATAAAACTCTTCTATGTTATTCTGTATTTCTTGTAGCTTAGTTCTAGTTCTATACTTAGCCTCCTCTATTCTGTCTTCCTCTGTTGGAAACTCCAGTATAGAGTCTTCAGGAAAGTAACTAGCAAAATACATTATGCTATCTGCATCTATAATTAGCACTCTCTCTGTCTCATCATATTTACTAGGGCAGTTTTTTACCACCCTAGTAATTATTTCATCCCCACCTGTAGTGGGTCCTGTTTTCATCTTTCCACTTATCATTACTAGTCTTTCTCGTTTAAGAACTCTACATAAGCTATTTCTCTCTTCAAGTATTCAAGAGCTTTCTCTAGATCATGTAATTCATTATCCTTCTTACCAGCTCTAGTTACATATTTAACTATGTTACCACGAGTGAAGTTTAAGTCATATAGATGACAGAAGTCTATTACATCTCCACTATCTTCTATATTATCATTCTTGTAATGATTTGGTTGTGTTATTTCTTTTAATTTTTGTTTAAAATCTGACATTTGGTTTTGTATTTATTGATTAATTAATATGATAAGCATCCTTGGATCTCCCATGTACCATCTCTTTCTGTAGATGATTTCTTGTAATTGATTTCAGCTACTAGCGGTTGGTGCTGTTCTAACACCTTTGCAATGTATACTTTTAATTTCCAAGTAGGGTTCTTTTCAACTAGAGCTCTTGCTTTCTTAATAGCATCAGCTTGCTTTAGTTCCTCAATAATAGTTCCAGCCCAACGAGGATCATCAACCATATATTTAGTAACCCATTTTCTAGTTCCTTTAGCAGGATAGTTAGTTACAGTGGTTTTGGTCTTCATATTGTTTCCTATTGGTTTCTTAATACATAAGGCCCAAGCTGGTTCGTGTTTAGATGGTTCCTGATTCTCAAACTTATGTCTAGATACTTCTACTATACCTTGTGCATTATGCCAACCTCCATTATAGTAATCATTACCTAGCTCCTCTCTGTCTAAGTCTTGCAAAGCGTTAAAAGCTTCTCCCAATGTTCTTCCTGTTATCGTGTCTTCTTTGTGTATTGCTCCCATGTTTATTTTGGTTTTTTTAATTTACGTTCTAATTGTGTTTTTTCATTGTGGCATGTTGTACAAAGTGTTTGTAGGTTATCCACCTCACAAAACAATCTTTCTACAAAAGCAGGAAGGTCTTCTGAACAGTTAAGACTACCAGCAGGTTTTATGTGATCAATGTTTACTTCATCGCTTTTAAACCAATCAGTACATTTTTTACATTGATATTCCCACTTCTGTCTTTTGTTCTTTCCTTTATATGCTCTTCTAGATTCTTGCTTACATTGTGCTACAGGTTTCCACCATCTACTCTTTTGCCTAAGAGCACTTCTTATCATAGACCAGAATGCTGCTTCTGTTAATGTTCCAGCATTTCTAGTTCTAGGTACTCTTGGTTTTTTTACTTTCTTAGCCATAATTTTAATTTTAAGGGTTGTAACAAATTTAATTAAAATATTACAACCCCTAATTAATTTAATCTAACTCTACTATTCTATCCTCTATCTCATTTTTCATCTGATCTAGATTTATAATCACCTCACGTATGTCTGAGCTTGATATGTTTGGTAGGTTAAACTCATACTTAGATGATTCAACTGCATATCCTTTTGCCACTTTAGACTCTATGTCTGAAAGGTCATGGATTGCATACTCTTCATCTAACTCTAAAGTATCAAACTGACCATCGTGAAGAATAGTTGTAGCTTCTTCTCTTGGTACAGTCATGATTGGTAAGTACTCATAACATCTACCTTTATGTGCACCAATACCAACTACTTTCATAGGGTTGATAAGTACAAGAACAGATTGATCACCACATCCTACATAGTGTATTTGATCTGATGTAAAATGTAAACCAGCTGCAGCACAATCTTGTGTTGACCAGTTACAATCTTCCATAGGCATGTTAACCACTTTACCTACACGAATATCAAACGTTCTTGTCCAATCATCTGTGAAACGATTTTCTTTTCTATTTGGTAAGTCTAGATATAGATCTGTAAGACCTCCTAGGTTTTCACCATGATCTGCTAGATATGTTTCAGTGTAAGAATATTCTTCTATTTCACCTGTACCATCGCATACTTCACAGTCTTCCCAATCTCCATATTCTGGATCTTCCCAGCCAGATTCACCTAAACAATTTATACATGTTGTAGATGTGTGAGTCTCTTCTATTGTCAATGAATCATTATGAACTAAACTGTAAATATCATCTTTGATAAATACTGTATAGTTATCAGGACTCTTCTTCCATACAGCTTTTACTTTGTTGTATGTATTAGATATGAAATGTACAAGCTCTGGACTACCGTGTAACGTTACTACATTACGTAGAGCTACAAAGAATCCTTGCTTAGTAATACGAAAGCTATTCTCATCTAAGAACCTGTATAGCTCATTACTCACCTCAGCTCTTGGATTAAGACAACACCACATAAAGAATCTCTTCAATGATAAGTACTCTTCATCCTCAGAGAGGTTTTCTGATCTATCTACCACTTCTATTAGCTTTTCTACCAATAGTTGAGGAATAGACCTAGAAATACCCTTAAAGTAAACAACGTTATCTTCTACAGTGAATTCTCCACAGTCTTCTAATAGTTGAATACCCTTCATTAAGGCTTTTGCTTTAGCTAATTCTTTAGCTTTCTCTTGTTTCTCCTGTAAGACATTAGGATCCATAATTATACGATCAAACTCAGCTTGAGATTTTACGTTTATTATAGCTTCATAATCCTCTTCTGTAGCATTTGGCTTGTTGATGATTTCACCATCGTTCATTAAAATAGTTAGAGAATCATTAACTAACTTAATTCCTCTGTATAGAGGTTCTGTACACTCTTCTTGTGTACTTTCTGATTCCTCATTAATTAAGCTATCTAACTTACTCTCGATAACTCTGTCAATTGAATGGTTTACTCTGTTTTTAAACCACTCTAAACTTAAAAATTTACTCATGTTTAATTGTATTTATTAATTGTTAATTTACTAAAAATATGGGAGACTGTCTGTCAATCTCCCATCTAATCTCTTGTTATACTTCGGTTTCTTCTACTTCTCCTCCTTCCATTTCTTTAAGTTTATAATGTTCTATATTTAGTCTTAGTTTGTGATATTTAAATAAATCAGCAGTAACTTTTACTGAAGTATTATTGTTGTTATAACCACCTGTATTACCACACATGAATTCTATAAATGAATTAGCCTCAAGAAAAGATTTAACTTTATTATATAAATAATAAACCTTGTGATCTTCTAAATTCTTACCAGCATTAGTTATATCTAACATTACATCAAGTTTGCTGTAATTAACTTCTCTAGTGTTAAAGTATGTATTTACATAACTTACTAGCTCAGTAACTTCTTCTTGAAAATTAGAGTTTAACTTATCCATAAAGGTTCTACCACTACTTCTAAATACTGCAGGAAAATCATTCATAAGTTTCCTAACTTGATAAGATGTAGTAATTCTTCTAAACAATATGTGCTCACCTTTCATGAATTCATCATAACTTACTAGATTCTTTATATCTAAATTGTCTACTACTTTGAATTCTCTATTAGAGAAAGAGATTAGTTTAATATTCATACGTCCAACAATGTTGTATAATTTATCCAACTTGTCTTGATTGTCATATAGATCATAAATGTAAACAATGTTTCCTTTTCTGATGTTTTCTAGTTTCATCTTATTAGGAACAAACTTACAATTTCTATCTCCACTCCATTTCATGAGGTCTTCTGCTCCCTTAAAAGAAATTTCTCCTACAAGCTTCTTACCTACAGCTCTACTTGCTGTACCTTTTTTAACTGCATTAGCTTTTCTATCAGCTATCCATTGAGCAGGTACAACCTCGTCAGTCATGTCTCTTGAACTAGATAAGATGAGCTCTTCTATCTTTTGCCAATCTTTAATTACAGCTCTCCAGTCACTCTTGTCATAGTTCTCTAGACGTAATATCTCATAATAAGAATCCATTTTATAAGAGTTCTTGTTACCTAACACAAGGTTTCTATTCTTCTTAAGAATAAAAGTTCTATATTGTTTTCTACTCGTTGCTGTAGT